ATTGACTGATTCGTTTAGAGCATAGATTTTATTTGATTGCAAGCGATAATTTAGGTATGTTCCAAACGCATGGCTGCTATGTGTTTCTTGCATAGGTCCAGATCACTTGTTTTACCTATGCTCCTGGCGCATGGCTGCTATGCACTCAGATCAAATCGACGGAAAGCCCAAAAATAGCCCCATAGAAGCCCGACTCGCGTTTGACTATGCTCAGGTCATGAAATTTCGACTCGATACCTTGCTGGGAATTGGTTTAGTATTGGTATAGGTATTTTGTACCAGTTAAAGACTCTTTATTTATGTGAAATTATTTGTTTGACTCTATGGCGAATCATGTTTATTGATCGGCTCAACGAAACAACACAAGGAAAAAATACAATGTTCAAATCACTTATTCAGCTCACAATAATCGGTTTAATCTTTGGTACTTTTGTTGCCTCTCCTTTTATTATTGCATTGATTATACCCGCACCACTAGGAATGGCATCGCTTGTTATCACATTGCCTGTAGGACCTTGGATCGCTTGCGCTATCCTTGATAAACTCGCAACTCTTTCCATATAACAACACAAACAAGGAGTCGGAATATGGACCTTCAAACATACACAATCGCCACCCGCGACACAATCGCTCAACAATTTGTCCCAGTATCTGGATTCATCTTAATGACAATCAAACAAGCGCAGGAATTAGCGCAAGAATATAGAGCCAGCGGAATCGACGCCGTGGCGTTTAATACACAAGGAGTCTGAATTATGGCAAACGTAACTTACACAATATACAGAGGTCCAAGCCTATTTGATGGTTCGCCTATTGTGGTTTGGGCGCAGTCTAATAGTGGAAACTCTAAAACTGGCGATATGGTACAGACGTTTATTCAAGCTGATGGACTACACGCAGACAATGCAGGTAAAGACTGCGACCCGCTTACAATGTCGCGCAATGGTTCCGATGCATCTTATTGCGGCTCGTGTATACATAGAGGCACGCCAAACAATAACGCAAAAGGTCAAGCGACTAATAGAACGTGTTATGTGACTCTAGCTCACGCGCCACTAGGGAAACACAAGGCTTATTTAAAAGGTAAATATACAGAAGCATTTGGACATGATGCAATCTCCGCAATAGGTAAAGGTCGCATGGTTCGACTCGGTACATTTGGCGACCCTGCAGCGGTTCCAAGCTATATCTGGGAAAGCCTACTAAGTGAAAGCGTAGGGCATACTGCATACACACACGGCACAGTTAACCCTATGCCAGAGTCCATAATGACAAGCGCAGATTCACCCGTACAAGCTAGACAGGCTTGGCAACGTGGCGAACGTACTTTTAGAGTTATATCTTCATTAGATAGCGTTATTAAAGGTAAAGAGATATTATGCCCTGCAAGTGAGGAGGCTGGTCGCAAAACTACCTGTATATCTTGCAAGCTATGTGCTGGCGCAAAGGTTAAAGGTAAATCCATCGCCATAGTCGCACATGGTACAAGTAAACGTAAATTCAAGGAGTCGGTGTAATGACTGTCAAACCATCATTTAAGGAGATACTAGAACAACGGCAAGAATATCTAGACGCGCTTAAATCAAATGGTGACATATACGCGCTAGAGTTTTTATCATGTAGTTTTTTATATGATAACGGTAACGCCAATATATCCCCACTAACAACAGCACAACACAGCACAATGGCAAAATGGAAAGCGACAACACAATGATAGATTATCATGTAGTATTAATTGACGAACTGGGCGAAGAGTACAGCGTAACTGTTAGCGTCCCAGACCTAGTGGAAAACGTGACTGAATGTGTTAGGGAAGAATACCCCGAGTCTTCTATTGTCTATATCATGCCAAAAGGATTCTAATCATGGAACGCTATAAAACATTACTAAAACGCATCGGACTTGCTTTGGTCTGGCTTGCTAACGTGGCAACGATAATAGGATGGACCTATCTTGCGGTGTATCACTGGCCCTGATAATAGCCTCATACAAGCCCGACTCCTGCCATTGGTTAACCCTAGTGGCGGGATTTCTTTTGTGTGCTTGTATGGCGCTAATATTGAGCTACAGGGCATGGGGTATTATTATACCGACTCAATATGTTAGCTTGTGATTACTTGCGAGCCATTCTCAATTCTGTGCCGTTGTCTAATTGCAAATGATTATCAATTGCATTGCCGATTCGCTGTCCACGCGCAAGAAATTACTTTTGTCAATGATTCTTTTGTGTTTCTAATCAATTACTTGTGTCAATAGCTTAAAATGTTGCAATTATGTCACACCAGGAGTGATTCGTTATTTTCATTGGGGGTATGTCAATATATACTTTAGTATGGGACCCTATACTTTATGGGTTATAATTTTGAGCGGCGCGGTTATCCACCCATATCTATAACATAAGAAATTTACTTTGGGTTATATTTATTACTCCACACCCTTAATTAGTAATAAGGTATAAAACTCAAGAATCCGTTGGTTTGTGAAAAAATAAAAAAATATTTTGGTGAGATGTCACAAAACAGCAATTAGCCCCTGTAATACAATAGGGGAAGTAAAATTACGTTTTGGGGAAGGTAGGACAAAGTGTCGCACCCTAAAAAAAGAATCGTTTAATTTCGGCGGGTTAATAAAAAGCGACAAGAAATATCAAAAGTGTAGGTTTACAAACTCATTTTTAGGTGCCTATATATATATAAGAGGTTCTCCAGAGTTGTATACTAGACATTAGTATAGTATTAGATAATAGTAGTATTAGTGTACAGAATATAGGGTAGTATATACCTTATGTGTATAGCTTAAGGTGAGAGGCTTAAAGAATGCTACAATACTAGGGATTAACTATGTTGTAGTGAATATGAAGTTCTCCCTCAGTCAACCATGATGAACACTGACAAGTTAGAATTACAGGATGGGATCATGCCGATGATTGAGGGAGTTATACTTATTGTTGTTGTATTATTATTTGTGATGTATTAGTCATCATGTACGGAACTGAAGGATGTTCAGAGTTCATGGCAGAGAAACTACCATATAGTGCTATTATAGGTAAGCATGTTCGTAAGGGCATCAGTAGTGGTGTGTCAGTTAAGGATATTATGGCATCCATACAGAAATATTCTCATGCTCCTAGTTCCACAGCTACTTTCTATAAGTTGTATGGTGGGGACATAGCTGAGGTTAAGTTTGATACTACATCAGCTATTGGTAATGTTGTCGTTGAACAAGCGTTAGCTGGGGATTTTAAAGCTGCTGAGTTGTACTTAAGAAGTAAGGGAGGTTGGTCTCCTACTAACACTGTTGAGGAACGGGAAGTTGGTAGTGAAGAAGAGGAAGACCGCTCCGCTGTAGAAGAGATTATGACCCGACTAGGAAAGAACAACTCTGATGACAGTGCGGAAGATAGTAGCTTGGTGGAGCGCAGGAGCGACTAGTGCGGTCTCTGTAAAATTAGCTATAGATGAGTTTGGTGTTGATAACGTAACTCCCATATACTTTGCCATAGATACAGCACATAAAGATAACTCTAGGTTTAAGAGTGAGTGTGAGGATTGGTATGGTTGTGAGATACAAGTACGAAGGTCTCCTAAGTACAAAGACCACTTTGAGGTTGTAGAAAAGACTAAATACTTAAATGGTCCAGCAGGGGCTAGATGTACTACCGAATTGAAGAAAAAGGTAAGGCAGAGTGTAGAGAAAGAATTTGAGTTTGACGGTCAAATATTTGGGTTTGAGTATAACCCCAAAGAAATAAATAGGGCTATAAGATTTAAAGAGCAGAATCCGGGTGCTAAACCTATCTTCCCTCTCATAGAAAACAAGATTACTAAGCCAGAATGCTTACATTTACTCCAACAGGTTAACATAGACATCCCTGCCATGTACACTCTAGGGTACAGTAATAACAACTGCATAGGTTGCGTAAAGGGCGGAATTGGTTATTGGAACAAGATAAGGGTTGACTTTCCAGAGGTATTTGAAAAAATGTCTTTGTTAGAGAGAAAACTAGATCGTACCTGTCAGAAAAATAGAGAGTTCCTAGATGAGATAGACCCAAGCAGAGGCCACGGACAGAAGATTATTATGCCTGATTGTGGTAACTTTTGTGACATAGAATTTCAGCACATTAATCATCCCCAACTAGACCTGTTGTTAGAAAACCCCGAACTTATGAGGAGCATGTAGTTACATGATACCCGAACAGACCATAGACAGTGCAAATACAAGTGTAAACCAACTACCGTTTCTACACAAGAATGTTGCAGATAGCTTAAACGGTTATTTTGTATTAGACTACGGGTGTGGTAAATACAGCAAGGGGCTAGATTACTTAGAAGGAGTGTCTGATGGTTGTGTGGGTTACGATCCCTACAATCAGCCAGAAGAGGTCAATTATTGGGCCATGAAGTACTTAGGCGAGGGTAGCGTAGATATTGTTGTGTGCAGCAATGTTCTTAATGTAGTAAAAGAATATGATATAAGGGCAAGTATAATAGAGGACTGCTCTAAAGCCTCACTTAAGGCTTTCTTTTCTGTGTATGAAGGTGATAAAAAGAAGGTTGGAAGGCAAACTACTAAGGGTTGGCAAGAAAACAGACCTACACAAGATTACATACATGAGATAGAGAAATACTTTAGCTTTGTAGAAAGAAAAGGTAAAGTAATAACCGCATGGCCTTAATCAGTAGGATAACGGCTGATGACTTAAGGAAGTTACCTGACTCAGAGGTAGCTGATGTTTTGTCGTCCCTTTCCCCAGAGCAAGCTGAAGAACTTAAGTACGATTGGAAGTTTTGGGCTAGACCTGATCAATTAGAGCCTGATGGTAACTGGAATATCTGGGTAGCATTAGCTGGGCGTGGTTGGGGTAAGACTAGGGCTGGTGCTGAGTGGGTACGACACAGAATTATGAAGAATGATCGTATTGTTCACTGTGTAGCACCAACTAAGGGTGATGTTCGTAGGGTTATGGTTGAAGGTGACTCTGGACTAATGAATGTCTGTCATAAGAATGATAAGACTTACAGAGGAAAAGAGTTAGGCTTCCCTACTTGGTCCCCTACTAACAATACAATGACTTGGGCTAATGGTTCTAAGGCTGTATTCTTTAGTGCTGAAGACCCGGAGAGACTTAGGGGACCACAGGCTTATTCAATGTGGGCAGATGAACTTTGTGCTTGGAGAAACGCTCAAGAGACTTGGGACATGGCTCAGTTTGGGTTACGCTTAGGTAGACGCCCAGTATCTTTTGTTACTACTACACCTAAGACAACTAAGCTAATACGGACTATTCTTGATGACGAAAAGACGGTTGTCTCTAGGGGCAGCACTTATGACAATTCTGCTAATCTCGCTGATACTTTTATCGACGCCATCAGGAAGACCTATGAAGGTACACGCCTTGGGAGGCAAGAGTTATATGCAGAAATACTTGACGAAGCGTCTGGTGCATTATGGTCAAGAGGTCTCCTAGCTAAGTGTGAGATAGAGAAAGATCAGGTTCCAACCCTTAATCGTATTGTTGTTGCTATTGACCCGGCTATTACCTCTAATGCTGAAAGTGACATGACAGGTATTGTTGTAGCTGGTGTAGATGTGAACGGTACAGCTTATGTCCTAGAGGATCATACTGGTCGTTATACACCTCAACAGTGGGCATCTAAGGCTGTAGAGTTATACCATGAGCATTTAGCTGACAGGATTGTAGCTGAGAGAAACCAAGGCGGTGATATGGTAAGACATACACTGCATACAGAAGATGAAACACTGCCAGTAAGGTTAGTACATGCCTCAAGAGGTAAGATGGCTAGGGCAGAACCAGTTTCAGCATTATATGAACAAAACAGAGTTAAGCATGTAAGAGGATTGAACGACTTAGAGGATCAGATGGTACAGTGGGAACCTCTAGGTTCTATTGGGTCTCCTGACAGGTTAGATGCTCTAGTATGGGCTATCACTGATCTAAGTCTGAATGGTTACGCAAAGCCACAACTTAAACTAGCGTACTCTAGTGCCAAAGGGCTAATTTAATATGGCTACAAAGAAGCGACTATCAGAAGGTGCAGCTAAGAGTATTCTTGGTGTAGCTGGTGATAACACTCGTACTGGACAGATACGTGCAGATGAGTTTATTCCTGAACTACGTGGTAAGAACGCTATTCGCAAGTATCGGGAGATGCGGGATAATGACAGTACTATTGGTGCGGTTATGTATGCTGCTGAACAGGTACTACGGGATGTCAAACTTAAGGTTGAACCAGCTAATGATACTGAAGAAGCTAAACGTGAAGCTGACTTTGTGGAAAGTATCTTTGATGATATGGATCACAGTCTGGACGATCACATTGCAGAATCTTTATCGTCGTTGTCGTATGGCTTTGCTTGGTTTGAAGTCATATATAAGCGCAGAGTTGGCCCAACTAAGAGATCGCCTAAGAAACATAGCAAGTACACTGATGGACGCTTGGGTGTCCGTAAAATTGCTTGCCGTGCGCCTTGGACAGTCTCTAGGTTTGATGTAGAACCCAAGAGCGGTGACGTACTAGGTATTTATCAGGATGTAGGTTATGGATCAGGAAAGCATTATATTCCCACTACTAAGAGCCTTTACTATCGTACTACTGTTCTTAATGGTGATCCTAGTGGCCGCTCTATCCTCCGCAATGCTTATTCCTCGTATGTCTATCTGAACAATTTACAGAGTATAGAGGCTATAGCTGTTGAGCGTGAACTAGCTGGTATCCCGGTTGCTCGTATTCCTTCTGAGTATTTATCGTCAGATGCAAGTGCAGCACAGAGTGGCTTCGTAGGCAACCTACAACAAATACTTCGTGATGTTAAGTTTAATGAACAAGGGTACATAATTACCCCAAGTGATACTTACCCTGATAAGGATGGTTCTCCTACAAACATTAGACTTGTAGATATTGAACTAATGAGTAGCAATGGTAAACGTAACCTAGATATTGACCCCATTGTTAGACGGTATCAACATGACATTGCCCGTAGTGTACTTTCTGAGTTTCTTATGCTCGGTGGGGGTAACAATGGATCATACGCACTCTCCAAGTCTAAGACTGACCTGTTTCTACGTGCCTTAGAAAGCTACATCCAAGCTATTGTCGATGTACTTAATAAGCAGCTAGTGGAACGCCTATGGCAGCTTAACGGGCTTAACTACGACCTCATGCCCTGTATCAAGGCTGGTGATGTTGCCCCTCATGATCTACGTGAGATTGCAGCATTCCTTCGTAACCTTAACGGTGCAGACATTAACGTCAGTGATCACCCAGAGGTTATACAAGACCTTATGGATATAGCTGAACTGAACTATGACCCTGATACAGAGGTCACAACAGAAACTGACCTGTCCGATGAGGCAGAAGAAGATAACAAGGAAAATACATAATGGCTATTACAACAGCACTAAGTAATGCTTTTAAACTAGAGTTGCTTAAAGGTAATCACGACTTTGACAACGATACATTTCGTGTAGCATTAATTAAAGAAAATCCAACTGGCACTTTTGATGCTACCACAGTAGCCTACACAGATTTAGGATCTGATCAAGCGTCAGGAACTGGTTACACCAGTACTTTTGATACTATTTCTACGGGAGCCGAAGCAGGTATTGCTACAGGTTATCCACAAATGGATGGTACAACTGCCGTGATGGACTTTGACGATGCAGTATTCACTAACGTAACCGTCCAAGCTGATGGTTGTATTCTTTATAACCCAAATGCTGATAGTGCAGCTAATGTCATAGCAGTGTTTGATTTTGGTGGTACAGTTAGTGCTACCGCTGGTGACTTTACTATCCAGTTCCCTGCCCCCGGAGCAACCACAAGTATCTTGCGCCTAGCCTAATCTAAGGATACCTGACAATGGTAAAATTCGTTGACAGAGTTAAGATGAACCTGACCACTACAGGTACAGGTACAGTGACATTTGGTTCTGTCGTATCTGGCTTCCAGAGCCTTTCGGATGCCTCTGTTGTCGATGCTGACGTTGTAAGATATACAATAGAAAGCGGAACTAACTATGAGTCAGGTACAGGTACTATAGGGCTAACTGGTAGTACTTATACTATGGCTAGGTCTCCTAGCTCATCTTCTGAAAGTGACAACTCAGCTATTAACTTAGGTTCTGGTGCGGTATGCTTCTTAACCATGTTAGCAGAAGATGTAGTACAAAACTTAGCTGACCTAGATAATGTATCTTCAACTGCACCCGCTGGGGGACAAAACTTATCTTGGGACTCAGGCAGTAGTTCTTGGGTTCCTTCATCCCCCTCTGGTGGCATTACAAGCGTAGGTAACTATGCAGGTCTCCCTGCGTCTCCTAGTGAGACAGACCTAGCTTGGACTCAGGACACCAAGTCCCTATACATATATGATGGTACAGAGTGGGACAGGTTCTACACAGATACAAACGCCACACCTGATTGGACAACAGAACCCCCTACTTCCTTCTCTTTGGAAAAGGACGGGACAGCAACAGTTCAGACGGTTGCTGCATCTGATCCAGAGGGGTTTCCTATTGAATACTCGTATGACACTAACCCATCAAATCAGGCGCAAGCAACTATTAGTCAAAACAATAACGCCTTTACTATAACGCCATCAACAAATACAGCTAATGAGGGCAGTTTTACTTTAAGATATAGGGCATCAGACGGGATACACTCAACTTCTAGGTCTACAGTATATAGTCTTGTTTTCTATACTAACCCCGATATTGCTAATATGACTTTTGACACTAATAAATTTCTTAATAACATCTCTCAAGACACAGATCCTCAAGGTATGTGGATGAACCCCGCAGGGACAAAACTCTTCCTTGTGGGGTTCAGCACCGATAAAGTATATGAGTATAACCTGTCCACCGCAGATGATGTAAGCACAGCATCTTATACTAATGTTTCTCTTTCCATCTCTAGTCAAGAATCATATCCTACTGGACTGTGTTTTAGTCAAGACGGGTATAATATGTATGTAATTGGTCGAGCAACTGACAAAGTGCATCAATATAGTTTGACTACTGCTTATGATTTAAGCACAGCATCTTATGCTAATAAAGAGTTTAGTGTTGCATCGCAAGAAAGCAATCCGGGAGAGGTGCGCTTTAATAACGATGGCACTAGAATGTTTGTTGTAGGTTATAGCAGCGATTACGTTAACCAATACGATTTGAGTACCGCCTATGATGTAAGCACAGCATCTTATAACAATGTTAGATTTTCCGTAAATCCGCAGGAGATTTCTTCGTTTGCCTTGCATTTTAATAACGATGGGACCAAAATGTATGTGGCAGGGTCCAGTAATGATGACGTATTTGAGTACGACCTAACCACTGGGTTTGATGTAAGCACAGCATCCTATAACAATGTTAAATCTCCGGGAGCAAATGTTGGCCCAAATCCTAGGGCGATTTTCGTTAATGGTGACGGAACTAAGTTTTACTCTTTGACGTCATCGTCCAATTCCGCAATAAACCGTTACACTTGTAATTAAATGTTAGGTTTCGCCCCTATAGCATCTTCCACATTAGGTGGATCAGGGTTCGTAAGGGAAGTAGTACCAGCAGGTATTGTTGGTGTCTCATCCTCTGTAACCCTTGGTACGATCTCTATATCCACGGACGCTAAAGTCTCTGACCAAGCCGAGAGAAAGCCTGAGACTGTCTACTTTTATGACCCAGATAATGACGGTATTGGGGTTATTAGGAATAACGAAGGCAACTTTTATATTTGGGATCGTTCCTTTATTTTGGGGATGCGTCCTCAGATTCCCTATAATCAGGAAAACGGAGATAGTAGAACTTCAGGGCCTATCTGGGATGAGTCTGTAGCTGGCGATAAAGCACTATCTTTACAAACTAAGTTTACCGCAGAATTAACCTCTGACCCAGTAGTATCTCAGTCCTCTTGGGTTCCTCTAGTTAACGGTGATTACACTTACCCAGCTACTTATGAAAGTTCACTTGGTTACGATGCTGTAGCTAAACCTGTCACTGTAAACCTTAATCATCTACCCTCCGAGACTATAGTTAGTAATGCTGCAACTATTAGCACTATTGATGACCCCCTATTAGCTACCCTTACTTTTCCTGCTTCTGATCCAACCCTCTTTAGTGTTGTTGTTGGTCAAGTAAGATCAATAAACACTTACGACCCAACTGATACTGACACGTACTTTGATAGTCTTATTACAGGCCAAGTTGGTGAGATACAGTGGCCTAACGAAAATAAACACTACCTACTACAGAAATACGATTCGGACAAAGGGTTCCTTATTGGTACTGTCCAACGTAACTCTTTTAGTACTGATAAGACAACTGACGTACGTGGGGCGGCTTGGATTTCCTACGGGTTCCGTTTGCAGCCCCAGATTACCGCTTCTAATTTCCCTGATGGCACCCCTGTTTCGCAAGAACATACGCTTTTAGTCACCTCCTCACTAGGCACAATCCAAGCTAATATAAGCAAGGAATTGTCTGGGGTTGAAGGTACTCTTAATTCTAATTTAGGTATAACTCCCTCCATAACATCTTTTGTAGATGGTTTTGATATTGGTACTGTAGGACTACCTGACCCTCAGTGGTACTTGAGTACGTCTAGAGTAGAACTTGTAGCGGAACCTAATCAACCCGCTAATGATGTAATATACCCCTACGCTTCTCGTTCACCTACTGCTGGCCCTACACAGACAGACTTTGACTTTACGGTGTCACTCGGTGCCTTAGATGCTCCTATAGCTGTTGATCAACCTGTAGGTGGGTTAGATTTAACTGTTAGTCTTGGTACTCCTACCCTAAGATCGTTTAACACACTAACTGTAAATTCTCAGCTAGTTACACTCTCTGAAAACCTGACGGGTATAGAGGCGCAGACAACTGAAATTATATCCTCTGCTGACAGTATACTTATATCTGCGAGTCTTGGAAGTATTGTAACCCTAGCTACTTCTAATGCTACTTGTACTACTAGGCTTGCTACCCTTGGCTTAGGCAACGTAACTTTTGCTGCTAATGCTAACACTGCCCCAAGTGGTGTAGAGGCTACACAAAGCGAGAACTTATCTATTACCGTTACTGGGGATGCTAATGTATTTCCTAGTGGTATAGAGGGAGTACTAACGGTAGGTAGACTTGGAGTAGCTGCTTCAACGCTTATCCCTAGTGTTTCTGGAACCTTAAGCCTTGGTGATATTGGTGTTGCAGCTACAGTACTATTCCCTAGCTACACCTTAACAGCTTCGATAGGAACACTTACAGCTACAGGCATACACTTCGACTTTGAGGCCATCAAGCACTTGTATAACACAAAGAGGTCACAACATGCTGGGTTCCCTGCTAACAGGACTGTCAGCCCTACGTTTAGTACCCCTAGACAAGTTAAGCCACTAAAGTCTACTCAAAACCTAGCTGCATAAGAGGAACTTAAGATATGAGCCTAGTTTGGCCCAACAAAGACCCAGACGAACTGCTAGACTACAGTATTGATTGGTCTGATATTGTTTCTGGGTTTACCATTAGTACGGTAGTCTGGTCTGTAAGGTCTAATGCTAACCCTGCCGAGACTGTCTTAGCTGCTGGTCAAGATTTAACTACTGCTAGTAGTAGTGCTATTGTTGACAGCATACAGAACATACAACAAGCCTTGTCGGGAAACACCTCAATTATATACATTGGTGGTGGAGTAAATGGAAGAGACTACACATTTGTCTGCACTATTACCACAAGTATATCAACAACTATCCAACGGGCTGTAATACTCCGTTGCAGGAGCGTATAATGGCAAAAGGTCTACAAGCAAAAGTAACAGCACACAACGCCAAGTCTAAGCATAAGGTAACGACCTCTATGCTACAGGCTGTGTATCGTCGGGGTATTGGTGCATATAAGACAAATCCCGGATCTGTAAGACCTAACGTAAGTTCTCCTGAGCAATGGGCTATGGCTAGAGTAAACAGTTTTCTTCGTATCGTCTCAGGTTCTAAGTCTCCTAAGCACGACAAAGACCTCTTACCAGCTTCTCATGCTTCTAGTAGCAAGAAGTCTGACGAAGAGGTAACAAAGGCAGAGTATCAGGGAGAGAAAGTTACTTTAAACAAACCTCGTCGCATTAAAGGTGGCAACAAAAAGTTTGAAGTGTTCGTGCAATCAGGTGGCAAGGTCAAGCGGGTAACCTTTGGTGACCCTAATATGGAAATAAGACGCGATGACCCAAAGGCTAGGGCTAACTTCCGTTCTAGGCATTCTTGCGACTCCAAGAAAGATAAGACAACTGCTGGCTACTGGTCATGCAGAATGTGGGAAGGGGGAACCTCAGTGTCAGACCTCACAAAGACAAACATCGAAGGACAAATCCTCAAGGCAGACGACGAACAACGTCTCGTCTATGGGTGGGCCTCAGTCGTTACCGAAAAGGGCGAACCTGTGGTTGATCGCCAAGGCGATGTTATCGAACCAGAGACACTTGTAAAGGCCGTGAATAACTTCATGGAGAATATTCGTGTCGGTAAAGAAATGCACAAAGGGGATCAGATTGGGGCGGTTATCCACTCTATGCCTGTCACCAAAGAGATTGGTGAATCCCTTGGCATCCAGAGTGACCGAGAGGGTTGGGTTGTAGCTTTTAAAGTATACGATGATGACGTCTGGGCTAGGGTCAAATCTGGTGAACTTGCGGCCTTCTCAATAGGTGGTCGTGCAATCAAGGAATCTTATGATGCCTAATTTACTTAAACAACTTGAGTTAGATGAACTGTCCTTGGTTGATCGTCCAGCTAACAAACAAGCAATGGTCTCTCTTTATAAAAGGGACAACTCCGAGGGAGAAACTATGGAGAACGAAGTAGAAAAAATGTCTGATGACATGAAAGCGAAGCTGAAGCCTTACATGGACAAAGGTATGTCCGAGGACGAAGCTATGAAAATGTATAACATGGACATGAAGAAAGAATACCAAGGTCCGTTGGATGAGGTAGACACCATTCAAGCTGAACTAGACCTAGCTAAAGCCGAGATTGATCGCCTTAGCAAATCTCTGGAAGAAGCTGGTTACATTGTTAAAGCAGATGCCATTGAGAAAATGGTTGAGCCTGAGTTTGTGACTTACGGTGACGAACAAATCAACAAAGCTGACATTCCTGCGCCTATCCTTAAGGCACTAGAAGAAGCAGAAGTTGCTAAAGCAGACGCTATCTTGGTTAAAAAAGCTGAAGCAGAACTTCCACACTTCGACCTTGAAGTAGCCAAATCATTGGTTGCCAAGTTTGAAGCTGAAGAAACAGTAATGCAAGCACTCAAAGCTGCCGATAAGGTTTTTGAAGAAAGCATGACTGAACTGGGTAAATCTGATGCTGACGGTGAGTTTTCGACTGCCGCTGACAAACTTGACGCACTCGTAAAGTCCTACATGGACACCAACAAAATGAAAAAGAGCGAACATGCTTTGGCTTATGCTGCTGTAGCTAAGACCGATGAAGGCAAGGCTCTAATCACTAAATCCTATAAAGGGGAATAAACATGGCTGTTATGCAATCACGGGATACCCGTACTGTAATCGCAGGGGCAGACCTTTCTGCTGCTCAATTTAAATTCGTTAAACTAGACTCTGCTGCTGAAGCTGTTCTGGCTGGTAATGGTGAAAGTGCTTTTGGTGTATGCCTCGTAGGTGCCGCTGAAGATAATGCCGCTACTGTAGTTGTCCAAGGTAAGACAATGGTAAAATGTGGTGGTACTGTTACCGCTGGTGGTGCTGTTGGTATTGATGCCGCTGGTCTAGCTGTGGACGCTGCTTCTACTGACATCATCATGGGTTATGCAACTGAAGCTGGTGTTACTAGCCAGATCATTGCTATCGAACTCATCCAAGGCGGCAACGCTGCTGCTTAAGTTAGCATAGAATAAGGAAGAACTATTATGCCACTATTAACTCCATCACAGGTGCATATCGACACCCCTCTGTCTAACTTGACACTGGCGTATGCACAATCACAAACTAACTTTGTCGCTGACAAGGTATTTCCAACAGTAGGTGTTGCTCGTCAGTCTGACAAGTACTACATCTATGACCGTGCCAACATGAACCGCACAGGTGACGTAAAGAAACTTGCGCCACGCACTGAGGTTAATCGTATTGGCATGACCATCTCCAACAGCAGCTACTTCGCTGATGTATACGGACTTGGTATGGACTTCGATGAGCAAACTATCGCTAACGAAGACGAAGTGCTGAACATTCGTTCTGCTGGTGCTGAAACTCTGGCAATGCGCCTGATGATCCACCGCGAAGAAAACTTTGCTACAACATTCTTCTCTACAGGAGTTTGGGGTACTGAGGTCGCTGGTGCAGCTTCTGGTGCAGGTACTCCTGTCTACTGGAACGACTACACCAACTCAACACCTATCACTAACGTAACTGATGCTCGTCGTGCGATGCAACTCAAGTCGGGCGGCTACAAGCCAAACACTATGGTTGTTGGTAAGGTAACACGGGACGAACTCATCAATCACCCAGACATTCTGGCACGTTTGAATGGTGGTTCTACCGTTAATAACCCAGCGTTGATTACAGACGCTAAGTTGGCTGAAATCTTTGAGGTAGAAAACTTCTTCGTCATGGAAGCTGTCAATAACACTGCTGTTGAGGGTGCTGCTGAAAGCAATGCCTTTATCGGTGGTAAACACGCCCTGTTGTGTCACACACCTTCAAGTGCTGGTCTTATGACCCCTGCTGCTGGTATGACATTCGCTTGGAACAACATTCCCGGCGCAAACAACTTGGGTATCACTGTTGAATCCTTCTCGGATGATGCACTGAAGCGTCAGCAAATCGCTGAACATATCCAAGTTAAAATGTCTTACGACATGAAAGTTGTTGGCGCAGACTTGGGCTACTTCTTTAAAGACATCGTACAATAAATGTACCTTGGTGGGGGGCTTAGGTGTCCCCTACCTTACCCAACATAGGATACCCCGACAATGCACCCTTCATACCTTGGCTGGCAGATAGACTGGCCTGTTTTCGTAAAAAGACCATTTACCTCAGACGGTAAACAGTGGGAAACCCAAGAACACTATAACTGGTTAAATCGTGGCTTAGGATCAGAGTCTGTCGCACAGTTATATCTTCAAGGCTTTATCCACCACAATAGAGAATTAGAGAAGCAAGCTAAAGTTGGAGATAGGCTAAGTGAACTAACTGGCCCACAACTAGACAAGCTGATAGGACTTCTAAACGCAGAAGTAAAATCTAACACTAACAGTACTAAAGAATATAACGACAAGAAAGTTAAGCAGTCTAAGATAGATGCTAAACAACGTGCCTTACTAAGAAGTTACCTTCGTAACAACAGATGGATCGAAGAGAAGTTCTTTGAAATAAGAGACGGTATATTAGAAGACTAAAGCAGGAGTAGACGATGGGGTGGACATATGACCCAACAAATCTTGGAACGGCAGATGCAGCCCAACGTCTTAACTCTGTTAGGCTATTAGTAGGTGATACTGACACTGCTGATCGTCAGTTAGAAGATGAAGAGATAACCTTTGGTTTAGGCCAGAATAATAACTCTATTTATCACACTGCTAGTTGGTCAGCTAGAACTATCGCCTCTAAGTACTCAAGACAGGTAACAACAGCTTTAGACGGTGCTTTAAGTGCTGACTATTCTGACCTAGCTAAACAGTACCTGTCACTGGCAGACACCCTAGAGTACCAAGCTAAGACTGCTGGTGGTAACATAGGCATCTACGCTGGTGGTATCTCTAAGACCGCTGTAGAGGCTGTCAGGGACAACACAGATCGTATCAAGCCTTCTTTCCGTAGGGACAGGTTTAAGAACCCACCAAGCTACAATGGTGAAGACTACAACTCATCGTATGACTAAGGTAGGTTAACATGTCGTTTAGATCATATGACCTCCTTAACCTAGTTAACAAGTTTGGGGAGCCTCTTACGCTTAAGAAGGTGACTACTTCTGGCACGTATAATCCTGCTAATGGTACTATCACTGGATCAGCGACTACTGACTACTCCTTTACTGGATACTTCTATAACTATGATAATGGTATAGCTGGTAACATTGATGAGATACGCAGAGGTACTCGTAAGTGCCTTATTTCCGCTTCTAGCCTATCTGTAGTACCAGATGATGAGGATCAGATAATAGGAAATGGAGACACAGTTAATATTCTGTCTGTTGTTACTATCTTCTCTAGTGGCGTTGCACTATGTTACATCTGTGATGTGAGGGAATAATGAGTATACAGAAAACCTTTAGTGACATTAGGGGTAGAATAGATAGTTCAGTTAGTAGGGGTCTTAAGGTTAAGGCTAAACGAATAGCTGATTACACTGTTATGATCTCTCCTGTCTACTCTGGTGCATATGTAGAGTCTTTTTCTATCAAAGCCCGTGGTGAAGGTGGTGGACGTAGTAGGTCTTCAGACGCAAGAGACGCTAAAGAAAGGTCTCCTGATCCAGACCGCCACAAGATGATAGCCCTAGACCAACTATACAGCGATATAACTGCCTTGGGTACAGATAAGATTGATGGTTTTGTTCTAAGGAACAGGTCTCCCCACGTAAGGGAAGTAGAAAACGGGTCTATTGAAAATAATGTACCTGCCCATAAAGTCTTTGAGAGGGTAAGAAGAAAATTTGGCTAGTATTCATTCAGACATTAGGGCCGCTTTGGAAAGCAAGTTAGCTGGTATATCTGGCATACCTCCAATAGCTTTTGACAATGTACCCTACGACCCCACAACTGGTACTAGCTTCATTAAGTCTCTGTACATTCCTGTTACCCGTACCCCTGCTGTAAGAGGCTTAAACCCTTCTCAGCGTTATGGTGGCATCTACGCAGTCACTGTGTACTGTCCAGAGGGTAATGGCCCAGCAACTGCTGATGGTATCGCTAACACAGTTATAGAGAACTTTGAAGCTGCCACAGACGTATCACTAAACAGCTTTAACGTATCAATAGACTATGCCGAAAGACAGCAAGGTTTCTTGGATACACCTTGGTACTATATACCGATAAATATCGGCTGGTACATTTATCACTAATTAGAGGCGTAAGCCTTGCTCACTAGGAGAATAACACATGCCTACCTTCGCACAGGGTTCACGGTCTAGCCTAAGCTACATCACTGAGTCCACATTCGGAACTACCCCTGCTGGTAACTTCCAGAACATCCCATTCACTTCACATGGTCTTAACTTAACTAAAGACTTGGTTGCTGGTACAGACATTCAAGCTGACCGTATGCCTCGTCATGAGCGTCATGGTAACAAACAATCTGCTGGTGACATTGTATGTGACCTCCGTAAAGGTGACTACGACCCATTCCTTGAGTCAGTCATGCTTAACACTTGGACAAACTCTGGCACCAACGACTACCTTACTGTAGGCACAACACCTAAGTACTTCTCCATTGAGGATTACTCTGCTGACATTGATCAGGCTCGTCTGTTTACAGGTCAAACTGTTTCCACTATGGGTATCTCTATTGCCCCTAACCAGATGGTAACTACTACCTTTGGTATGGTTGGTAAAGGCATGACTATTGGTGCTACAGAGAAGACACAGGACGCAGCAAGCACTAACTCCCCCTTCGATGCCTACTCAGGAGACCTACAGATTGGTAACAATGTAGCTGGCCTTACATCATCTGCTATCATTACCGCTATCGACTTCAATGTAACGAACTCCTTCGCACCCACTTTTGTTGTCGGCTCTGATGAAGCACCAGCACTTGAGGTTGGTCGTGCAGAAGTAACAGGTACATTCTCCGCATACTTTGATGACGCTGCCCTGATTAACCGTTTCCTTAACGAGACAGAATCAGCTATTCAAGTATCTGTCAATGACCCCACTGCTGCTAATGCTTACACCTTCCTATTCCCACGGGTTAAGATTAACTCTGCCGATGTAGGTGTAGATGGGCCAACTAGCCGAATTATTAGCCTTTCCTTCACCGCACTGTACGATACGACAACTACAAGTAACTTGAAGATTACTCGTACAGACTAATCCCTAGCTAGGGCGGGGGGCATTGGTGTCGGGTCTGATGCTCCCCATTTAAATCTACCCGACTAACCCTGACCCAAGGAACCTGACAATGGACTTAAAGAACTTAACACCGACCAGTGATACCGTAGACGTTACTATCGTACACCCTACAACACTGGAACCTTTGACTAACGATGACAAGTCAGAAATGACAATTACTATGTATGCACCCCACTCTAAAGAGTACAAGGGTATATTGCATCACCAAACTAACAAACGGCTTAAGCAAGCCCAAGGTAAAAAGAAGGTCGATATTACGGCTGAGAGTATTGAAGAGGCTACCCTAGAAGTGTTAGTCAAGGCAACTAAGTCTTGGAATATCACATACGATGGTAAGAAGCCTAAGTACTCTGCTGATACAGCCAAAGAGATTTACGAACAAGTGTTTTGGATTAAGGATCAGATTGAGGAGGCTGTAGCTGACTCGCTGGATTTTACCAAGGGCTGATTAATGACCTAGTTGAGTTTGCTGAATTTAACTTCAAACTTAATCAGCGTGATGAATCTGGAACCACCGAGAGAGAACACTTGGAACAAGTACAAAGGCAGACAGGATTAGAACTTAAAGAATTGGATGGACCCGACTTCCCAACTCTTGTGGCTCATATCTGGTCTGCCTTTATTGCGTTAAGCAACTCAAGAACTGGTGGCTTTAGTGGCCCTAACCCGATAACATACGAACAAATAAAAGCATGGAAAGAACTAACTGACACGCCTATGACAGCTTGGGAAGTAGAAGCGGTTAAGAGGCTTGACGGAGTTTATATGAGGGTAAAC